ATCGTGACTAACTCAATTAATCTATTCCCTACAGAGGATAGACAAACCCTAAGAACAGACAAACTAAAGGTTAACTTTAAGTTTAATTCTTATAGTTGTTACTTAGATATAAAAAATGATTCTAAAGAATTAGAAATTCATTTTGACTCTAAGATTATTCAAAATCAAATCTTAGAAAATATAAAAAGATTAAGTGCAACTTATTCACATGATGCTGACTATTTAATTGAACTATTCAAAATAATTGTTTCAAAAATAGACCAGATGTCTGAAGAAGAGCAAGACGAACTTGCTAGATACTTTTTAAAGAATGTACATCAAGAGGAGGCTAAGTAAATGCAAGACACAAAACAAACTCACGTTAAAGTGACAATGCCTAAGGACTTGTACGCAAGACTAGTGACAGAATCATTAAACGTATTAGGTGAAGAGAATCTCTCTCAAATGATAAGAACAATTCTAAGGAAGCATTTAAAATGAAATTTATTTTATTACCTTACATAGTTTTAATTATTCTTTTATGACTACTTTCATTGTTTGGATATGTATAACAACTTTGTTATACATATTCTTAAAAAATACCATCAACCATTATTAATTTAAAAAAATGACCACAACAAAAACTGAAGTTATTTTTAATAATCCTGAAGATAAAAATTCAGGATATGTAATTAAAAATCCATACGCTACTGTACAAACATTTAACACTGAAGACGGGAAAGTAAATATTCCCGTTTATTGTTTAATACAAATTTTTTCAATGTTATATGTTGGAGAAAGAACGGGAAGAGATTCTAGTTTTTTAAGATCTGGTGCAGTAAAAGCACTTAATCAATATTTTAAAACTAAGAAAAACTATAAATTTTGGAGAGAAAGTTTAAGACCACTTTATGAGTCTGAATACTACAACAGAAAGTAGATAA